TGAACCCAAGCAGGATTCACCTCATTACCGAACTCCCATATAAGTTGGTCAAAGTCAGTATGTTCTTTAAGATAACCAAAGATTGCAGCGTTTGTGAGGTTTCCGTAAACATCTGCATCCAAGTCTATTGCCTCTCCCTTACAATGTTGAGAGGTACTGCTACCACCAATAATCCTGTTAAGAGAAGCACTACGATAACCAGAAGTAACCGCAATAGGTACTCCAAAGTAATCACGAAGAGGCTGAAAGATATTCTCTGCAAGAGCTTTAAGATTCTCCATATGCTCAATAGTCGGCTCATTAGAGATGCCTTTCTTGATTGCAGTAGCAGATTTCTTCAGTTCTTGTAACGATAGATTCTTGGATAGTTGCATTAGTCTTCATCGGTTAGATAAACACTACCTACACCTTGCGCCCTTACACTACCATCACAACAGTCTATAGAATATGTTGAGGTCTCCCAACATAGGCAACCTCTTCTACTGCCTTTAGGTGAGGTACGAGAAGGTATGTAGTTCTTATCTTGCATTATACTAACTCGTCTTCACTTGGCTCTGGAAAGTACTCTGGATGCAACACCTTACAAGCCTCTGTCCATTCCGCAATAGCAGAAGATGAACCGAAAGTATGAACACCTAATGGCGCACACCATACCATAGCACTATCCCAAGACTCTAATGGCTCTCCATCCCATAGTACATCTATATGGTAGGTAGAAGATAGTACGGGTTCAGTGATTACTTCACCTTCTTCATCGTATGTACCTTCAGTCTCTACCAAGTTACCGAGATGTACGATAGCGTGAGAGTGAGTAGGGTTACCTTCCTCATCGTGTGGTAAGGCATTCAGTTTAGTTGTTGCTGCTCCTTTAGAGCCGAAGCTGTATTTCCTGAAGACTTTTTTCATAATCTTTTTATTCCGTATTTATTGTTTTTAACCTTATTATTCGCTGCTCTTTGAACAACACCATATGTAACATTAAGTGCTTCTGCACATTCTTTTATCGTATCAAAAGTAGTGTTTAAGTATTTACAATACACTTTTGTCGTATGTCTTGCATCACCACCAAACTTTCCTTTTAAAGATTCACTGATTGACTTGCGATGCTGTTCACTTTTTGTAAATCCTTTTGCAGCGGCAGACATCTTTCTTTTTGTAGCTTCGCTTGTTACTTTTCCTTTATGCGCTTTACTAATCTTTTCTTTAATTTCCGAAGTATATTCATATTGACCTCTACAAGCATTTGTTAGATTATAGGATTCTTTGTCTTGAGATGCATTTAATTCAGTTAGCATAAATTCTTCAAGTTCTGCAAAGTGTTCACCCGAATACAATATCTCTCTTACAAAGGCTTCTGGTCGCTTCTTATACGCTTTTAGAAAATAAGTACCGCTACCTACATATCCGTCATTAACATCTCCTTTATGGCATCCTATGTAATACATACCATTAGAAGTGTCAATCCATTTATATACGAAACCTGTCATCATTTTCTAAATGTTTTCATTATAGTGTAGTTAAATCTGCTAATTCAGCGTTTGTTAGTCGTGTCTTGAATAGTAAGTTTTGTTTTACAGGGTATTCATATCCTGTAGCCCAATAGTTACCAATATCAATTCTATTTAATGTTGGAACATTAGCATTTGCATCACTACCAACTTGAGTGCCGTTGATGTACATAACATAATCATCTTGTGCATAAGCAACTGCTATTTTTTTAATTCCATCACTTGGCGAAGTAGGAGTTGTAATCAAACCTTGAGCAGAACCCGCAACACGAATGTTGCAATAAATAAAATTAGATGTGTAATCATATCCTATGTGTATACGATTATTTGATGTTCCATCGGATAAAGTCATATACATTTGGTCAGCATCAGTATCAGTAAAATCTATCTCTGCGTAGAAAGAACCTTCATTTTGACCAATTAAATCGGTTGCAGATGTTTTACTACAAGTTTCAGCTACACGACTCACACTACTCCCATAGGTAGGGATGTAGGATGTTGGGTAGCTTCCTGCTTCTACTTGCGCTCCGTATATATAAGCACCATTAACGCCATTACCCGCCCAAGAAACACTTTGAACATCTCCACTTGTCCAATTTGATGCAGCAGCGTAAAGACCAAATCCATTTGGTGTTGCAGAAGTAAAAGTAAATGTGCCACTAATCCGATACCAACCATTTCCGTAATTTTCAATCTTTCCGTTTGATGCCGTACATCCACCCGTTGAGTATTCCGTGATAATACTATTGTCGGTAAAGTCAAAACCAATAGATGCTCCCGTTGTAGCCGATTCTCTTAAAGCATAGTAATTATGACCATTAGGCTTAATGAAAATGCTATGCGTTGCCGTTTGAATACTTGCGGATTGAGTATCATAAATTCGGTGAAGCGGAGTACCCGTAGTGTCGGGAACAAAATTATAAGCGTTTTGTAGACCTTCTGGAGATATTGCTTGATTAGCTGATATTGCTGAATTATTAACTGCATATGGAGTTCCATTAAAATACTCACTATTACCCATTACATTAGTCCTTTGTGGCTCTAACAATAGTGCAGGACACGAACTATCCGTATAGTCCAATCTTGGTACATTATCAGTAATACCTCCATATACGGCAGATGTAGTTGTAGTAATCACCTCTTGCGCTATCAGCCCTTGATTTACTTGGGCATCTTGGATGTAGATAGTTCCTGTACCACTTGTCCCAACTCCGTTATTGCTTGGCACTGGGTAAAATAAAACTCTGTTAAGACTTTCGTTGAATATAATAGTGCATCGGTAATATCCGTTTCCTACGGCTTCAATTTTAGTATCTATAATAGCACTATCAACTGCGCCAACCGAACCGCTTGATAAATCAAAATAAGCACCTCTATAAGCCGATGCAGAGTTTTGCACCCTCACAAAAATCCAATCAAAAGAACCAACCTTTGCGTATATTGAGTAGGATTGTACTCCGCTTGTTGAAATGTCTTGAGCCACATAATTGAAAGCACCACCTCTTGAGGCTAACCAAGCATCGTTTGTACCATTATATCCTGCTTGACCTGAAGTTAAAGCAGTACCCGAATTATACCAAGTAGTGCTGAATGTATTACTCTGCAAGAGTTGATTACCTGTCTCCTTCTCTATATTACCATCTGCATTAACTCTCGTAGCAGCAGATGAACGAGTGAAAGTAAAATCACCATCACCATTAGTAGGCTTCTGCGAGTAGACCTTTCCTGTCTTTGTACCGCTTGGTATTAAGACCAAACTTGATTTGTCGTATATATTACTCATATCTTATTCTACTAAAGAGTTACATTCAGCATTGGTTAATGCGATTGGAAATGATAATACTTGTTTGACTGAATTTTCAGTAAACGCACCTCTTAAATTAATTTTGTCTAAATTTCTTGCAGTTGCAAAAGAACCCGATTGACTTGCTGGGCTTCCAGCATAGTTGTAAAACAAGGTATATGCAGTACCATCAATACGAATTACCCATTTATTATTGTCGCTTTGAATACCGCCCAAAGGATAATTTGAATCAATTTGATTGTATAGCCTCAAAGTACCAATAACATTTCTAATAGTTGCCGATGTTGTTGCACCACTCGTAATAAATTCCATAAATACTTTGTTGTTATCAATCGTGTTCAATTCTCCATTGAAGAAAATTGTATGTGAGTTGCCTAAAGAAATACTACCGCCTAAAGCCAATTCACCAGACCTCGTAACCGCAGAACCATATGTAGGTATGTAACTTGTAGGGTAACTTCCTGCTTCAATCTGCATTCCGTATGAATAAAATTCAGTAGCAGTACCTCCCATTGAAAAATCTGCAACATACATTGCAGTTGTAGTACCACCAGTCAAATTAGTCGCAGTAACATCAAATCTTTGCCATTCGTTTGTAATGGTTACAAGTTTAGATGTAGAACCACCGCCACCGCCAAATCTACGGACTGATATTTCTATTGTAGTATTCTCTGAACCACTTGCTGCTTTTAAATAAATAGAACCTGTATAAGCACCATCGGGTTGATTATTGTGAAAATAGACTCTATCACTTGCTCCTGCTTTTACAAACTTTGTTGCGTTATAACCACCATCTGGAGATAATGTTTCATTAGTATTTGATGTAATCGTACCTGTCCAATTTCCTACAACATAATCGCTTGAACTTACATATTCGCTATTGGTAACCACATTACTCCGTTGAGGCTCAAGTAAAAGAGCAGGACACGAACCACTATAATCTAATCTCGGTAAGTCCTCTAATATACCTGCTTGTGCAGTAGAAGCACCTGTCTCAATGTAGTCAGTAGCAACCAAGCCTTGCTCTAATTGAGCATCTTGGATGTATAAAGCAGTATTTCCTGCTCCTGCATAAGTAGGGTCATTATCCGATTGTGCGGATAAAAGAACAACTCTTGCAGCAGATGTTCTTGATGCCTCACATCTATACCAACCGCCTCCTACACTTGTAATCTTTGCATCAATGTAGTCAGAGTCAATAGTACCCAATGTTCCGTTTGCTAAATCAAAATAAGCGTAGTCCACATTTGCATCCTCGTAACGGAAAGCTAAAAAGTTTACTGCACCTGCTTTGGCATACACACTAAATGTTGCAACTTGACTTGAAGTAATGTTTTGAACTATTAAGTGTGTGCTATTGTTAGTGTTATCTACAAATGCCCAAGCATCATTAGAGCCATCATAACCTGCTTGTCCGCTAACAAATGATGAACGAGTTTTACCCCAAGTTGCATCTCCAAAGTTGTTGCTATGTAAAATATAGTTCTCTCTACCCTTCTCAATAAGACCATTAACATCTACCCTTGTAGCAGCAAGATTTGAACCCCTGCTAAATGTGAAGTCCCCACTACCATCAGTAGGGCGTATGCTATACAACTTACCATCCTTTACCGCACTCGGTATCATTACTAATGATGCATCCTTATACAGACTCATATCAATTCGTTTAATTCGTTAATCGTACAGGTTCTCGCTTCAGTATCACCTCCTGCTAATTCTACTCTGCTATCATAAGCATCCATCAATTGTCTGCCTCTATCCGCTTGTGGGAATCTTCTCAAAGATTTAGAAACACATTCAAAAGCCTCCATCGTAGCACCATCCTCTAATGCTCTTTGTTGGAATTGAGCAGGGTCTAATATGTAGAACATTGCACTACCCCAACCTATCTGGTTGGTAAATGCATCTCCACTTCCCCACCAAGTAGAGCCGTAGATTGCTCCATATCCTTTTTCATCACTTGCCATTATTCTCTAATTTTTTTACGAGTTTCTGTAGCCTTTTTAGGTTAACCTCCTTTGGCTCGTAGCGTTTCTTACAACTGCCAACCGTTGAAGACCGCATCTTTGTCTGGGTACATATCGTCATTCGTTGCTCCATTATATTCGGGATAGCTTGAGTTGTTAAAAGCCATAAAGTCAATAAACCTACGAGTGTAGTGTTCAGCTATATCTCTATGCTTGTTGGTTAAGAAGTCCACCTCGTTCTTCTCCATAGCTATACTGTTCTCTGCCGTGTGCTTGTAAGCACCTCCATTACCTATCGTATAGGCAGCGTGAGGTAAATACTCTACCATAGCCCAATGTATCAACATAGGTTGTACATAGTCATCTAACAAAGTAGCGTAAGCTACAGGTAGAGTGTCTGCTACAATGTCATCACGCAACTTGTCGTATAACTTTGTACCCAAGTAGTTTTGAATATGTATCTCCTGTGCAATCTCTATAAATTGCAGGAACTTATCGGAGTCTACATTTCCAGAGATTACGCTATTGCGTACTAAATCGTCTCTTTTTATGAATAATACCTTTGCCATTATTTTCCGTAATTAGGGTGATGCCCTTGTCTTGGCATATCAATCGGTGCAGTAGCTACCTCTTTAGGGTTTTTAGGTAGCTTAAATCCTGCTCTTACCGCTTGGTTAACATTAACATATTTAGTTCCTCGTAGAGCATCTCCACCATACGGCTCACCGTTCTTCTTCATTTTCTTCTTGTAGATTCTACGCTCCCATCTATGGTAGCAGTTTACACCACCCTTGTACTTAAACAAAGAATAGTTTCTACCCTTGTGTCCAAAGCTCTTGTTAACGCCTCTTGCACTCATCATACCAATATCCTCTTTGCGGTACAATTTCCCTTGAGATAACATAGTCTTGCAGAAGCTACGAGAAGAGCCTTTAGAAGTCTTCTTTGTACCCTTCACATACTTGTATCTTACCTTGTATATCTCGGAGTCTTGGTTACTGTCTTGTGTAGCGGATAAGTTGACTAATCCATTGAGGTATTCTTCAGTATCAAACTCCTCTGGTTCATCGTCTCCTACAACCTCTGCATCAATGAGTTCATAGCCCTCTGGCTCTTCCTCACCCAAGTCAGCCAATGCATCTAACATCTCGTGGGCTAACTCGTCATCAAGAAAAGGGCGGCTATCCTCGCTTAATTGTTCTATAGGTACGCAGTTCGGTACTTTCTTGCCGTTCTTCATCTTCATACCGACCATCTCATAACCCTCCGTACAAGGGTCATCAGCATCCTTCAACTCGTCTTTGCATCCGCAGTCGCTACTCAACTCCTCTTTTACTTCCTCCTCCATATCAATCTGCAACTCTAAAGGTTGCAAAGTCTTGAAGTATAAGTTAAGGCTCACCTCATTCACCGCAAGGATGTCATCACAAGCATCTAATATCAACTCTTGGATAGGTCTAACAACTGTGTTGTGGAATAAGAGACTTGCAGTCTTCAATTCATCAGCATTGTTACCCAATCCTGTATTGTCCTTAATACCCATCAACATAGGTGAAGTAACCCTATGGGCTACCATCAACTTACGCATACTCTCATCTGCCAAGAATTGGTACTGCTCACTTGCATCCGATAATTGTACAGGCTCAATACTTGCAGCCATCTCTTTGTTATCGTTAAATGCCAAGATGAACTTACCACTATTAGATGAACCGCTAAACTTCTGTATGATTCGTCTCTCTATAAGCTCACGCTCTTCCTCCGTTGGTACACCATTGTTGAAGTTAATCAACATACTTGGCGATAAGCCGTTCTTAATGTTGTTGATGTGGTAGTTTGCTACCTCCTCTTCTAACTCTGCATAAGGTAGTCCCCCTTGATAGTCTACAGGTGAGTAGTAGTAGAATCCACTACGATAAGGTTTGATACAATAAATCTCAAGACCCTCACCTTTCTCACCGTGACCAAACGCAGGGATGCGTACAGGCTCAAAGCCTCTCTTGCGAATCTTTGTCCAATCTTTAGAGTAGTAGTAACCACATACATCACCATCCTCGTTCATCTTCTCAAAGCGTAAGGTCTCAATAGGCATATGCTCTACTTGTACAATCTTACTCTTGTCTTTATTGTAGATGACTTGGAATGCTGCTTGACCCATAGCCTTCAAATCAAAGGTCACCTTCCTCATACAAGTGCGAGAGAACAGAGACTTCATCTGTGCATATTGGTCTGGCTTTCTTTGAGCATCGGTAGCGTATAGCCCCTTGCCGTAGATAAGCTCACTCATACCATTTATAATGGCATTGTTTGTAGCACTACCATT